GAATTGGCGTAGGTGTTGAAGCCTATCGTTGCGGTTTGTATAAATGCCAAGCCCGTTTCAACGACCGCCAAAGCAGCGGCAACCGTGCTATTGGTATCGTAAACTTCATACTTATAGGAACCCGTTTCAAGCGACCCCACGGCAATCGAAAATTGGTCATAGCGGTTGGTATAGTTGGAAAGGTTGGCAGATTTCAGCAGGGTGAAATCGGTCGTGGTGTTCTTGGCGATGCTCGTAAGTCGCAAGATGTAGCGGTCCCCCGTGCTGGCTCGCTCGGTCCAAGTAACCGTCAGGGTGTTGGTCGTGTCAGGGTTCAGGTAAAGCATCTGCTTGTAAATGTGCGATGCCCCCGAATTTCACAATTTGCGCCCAATCTGCCTGTACAACTCGGCCCGCTTCTTGGCGGTTTCAGCCACGTTGAACCGCTTCTTGATGTCCCTCGTTAGGTTGTCAGCCAAGCCTTTACGCAGGTCGGGGTCAAGGATTAGTTGTTTGATGTACTTGTACCAATCTTTCGGCTTGTTGTAGGGGACCAAGAACCCGTTCTCCCCGTGTTTGATTACGTCGGTGTAAGGGATGGTTTCGCTTGCGATGATCGCTTTGTTCATCCACCCTGCCTCTACGACCTTCAACTCGGATTTGAGTTTGTTGAACTTGGTGTCCCGGAGCGGTGCAAGGGTTACGTTCACAAAGTTGTAGCCCCCGACGTAGGAATAGATGTCCGCTGCTTGAATGCGTCCGTAGTTCGGGTTGTTGCCTTGGTCGCTGATTATCTTTTCGTAGCCCTCGTAAACGGGGTTGTTGTCGTTCCACCCTCCAAGGTATAACCTGTACTTGCCGTCAAGGTTTGCGTCCCAACGTAGTTTCTGCATCCCCTCACGAAGCAGTTCCATGTCCTCGCCATGCTGCGCACCTCCGAACCAACCGAACTTGACGAGATGCTTGTCGGGTTCTTCTTCGGGGTTGGGGATGAACTGCTGATAGGCTTCGTAGGGTTCGTTTTGCAGAATGCTCACATTCGCATTTAGAGGCCGTATGCGGGCAGCAAGATGCTCGGTGGTACAGGTAACCCAGTCAGCCAATTTGATGTGCTTACGGATGACCTCTGCGAGTTTGGTTTGGTGATAGTGGCGGTACATGATGTGGCCCGATTCAAGGACCCAGTAATCGTCCAAGTCAAGGATGACTTTGGCCCCGAATTGGGTCAGGGCTTTGTAGACATTCTCCACCTGCTCCATGGTTCCCTGACACCACAAACGGCTGAACAGGAACAGGTCTATTGAACGAAGCCCCTCGTCGCTGATGGTCGTGATATTCTCGACGCACACATAGTCAAACTCCGGGTAGTTGTCGCCCAAGTATGCGTTCGGCATTTCGAGGCGGTAGTAACTGCACCCGGTTGGATGGGCGTTGTAAACAATGCAAATCTTCATGGGGTAAAAATAAGAAGGGCAGCCATTGCTGACTGCCCCTCTCAAACCTCAGATGATGAAAACCTAAGTCAAAGATACTACGAACCGAGTATCTGTGCAGTCGATGGTGAAAAGACTGTGGATGCAATCGAGAACATCGGGTCGGGTTCCATTCCGGTCAAAGTCAATTCGTATCCGCTGCGGTCCCCGAAGGCAGTACCAGTTCCAGCGGTTCCAGCGGTTGCTTCCAAGCCGTTGGCAGAGCCTAACAACCAGTAGCGGTTGTTGTTGTCTTGGACGATGACGATAACACGATTGCGTACCAGCAAGCGGAGTTCGTTGCGGACTGCGACTTGCAGTTTGTTGATCGTGAAGGTTACTTCGGGGGTGTAGTAGATTGAGCCGTTCTCGATGCTCGCATTCAAGGTTTCAGTCAAAGATGACGTAGCCTTGGTCAAGTCATACTCGAAGAACCCACCCGAAGCGTACCCCGTGAAGCCTGTTACCGCACCTGATAGGTTGGCATTGCAGGACCCCGTTGGGATGAAGGATTGGACATAAATTGTTTTGATGCCACCGACTGAATCTCGGCATCCAAGGGCGTAGCCAGTTGTTAAGGAGCAGGACATATGTGTATTTGGGTTTTAAGTTTCAAGAGAACAAAAAAGCAGGGGGAGGTTTCCCTCCCCCCTACACATTAGGTCAAGCGGAAGTCAACAACCAAGTCGGGGTAAGCGATTTGGACACCTGCTTTGAAGGCTGCTTGGAAGCGGACTTCATCGTTGTCTTTGCTGAACCAGATTGAGAATTGCTCTTCGTCGCTCAAAAGGTCGGTTCCGTAGAAGAAGTTACCGAGGTACGAAGAAACGATGCGGTTCGTGCCAGTCAAGCCGGGGACTGCGATGACACGGACGTTTGTACCGGGATACATGATGTCGCCATCCGCAAGTCCAGCCAAGTCAACTTGGTTGTACAGGACGTTAGCGGTTGATTTGAAAGCACCAAGCAACGTGCGGAAGTTGTCCCAACCGCAGAAGATTACAAGGTCAGTCTTAGTCAAGATGGCCTGTGGGATTTGGTTGTAGATGCCGTCAAAGATGGCGATTGCGTTGCCTGTAGTGATACCAACGGAGGCGGAAACCGCACCTGTGTTACCGCTGATGGTAGAACCCGATGCAGCGTTCAACAACTGGTTGACACCTGAAAAGTAGGTGTTGCCCTTCCAAATTGCGTTCTCCAAAGCCTCTGCGATACGGAGAGCCTTCTGCTCGGAGAAAGCCTGCTCGAAAGGAACACTGTCGTAGGTAGAGCCAGCGGTCAACTGGGTCTGCATCCAGTACTGCTCCAAGGAACGAGGGCAAAGGGTTTCTTGAACCTTCATACGGCCAACGGTGATGTTACGCTGACTGAATGTAGTCGTACCTGAACTTGCGTAACCGCAAACATCTCCGCCTTGAATCAAGGCATCGGTGTCCATGAGGTTAAGGGCAGCAGCGAACTTGATGCCCACCTGCTTGGTGAACAGGGCTGCTGAACGAGCGGAGAATACCGCTTTGGTGATGAGAGGAAGCCTCTCTTGGTCGGTGTAGGCGTTTAAATTGCCAAAATTGTATGCCATGGTTAATGGGGGGTTAGGGGTTTAGTTTTTTTTGAGTGATTGAAGTGCTTGTGCGAGTGCGTTGAAGTTCTGCGATGCCTGAGCCTTGCGTTGCTCAACGATTGCTGAACCGCTCGCTTTTGGGGCTTCGGCTGGGAGTTCGGAAACCTTCTCGACGATATCGGCCATGGTTTCAACCTGCGATGCGAATGCAGACATTTTCTCCTTCATCTTGCCCATTTCAGCGTATGCTGCTTTGAGTTCGTCCATGATGGCTCCGAGGTGCTTGGCGACGATAGCCTCCACAACTTCGGGGGTCATGGCAGGATAGGCTTCCTTGATTTCCTCGGTAACCTCAACGGCCACTTCGGGAGTGATTTCAGCAGCAACAGGCAACGGCTCGATGACCGGGGTTGCTACTTCGGCAGCGATGACCTCGACAATCTTGCCTCCTTCAGTCTTGATAGTACCAACGCCTTCGACAACGTGTTCGCCATCGGGAGCAGGGAGAGTGCCGTCTTCGGCAACGACGTAAACGGCAGTACCAGCAACGAGGTCGCCATCCACACGGACAACCGTGCCATCGGTCAACTTGTAGTCAGCGAAGGACTGCTTTTGGGTGCTGAATTTGCGGAGTTCAGTCCGCAGGGATTCGATTGCGTTTTTGAGATTCATAGTTAGTTGGATTTGTAGTTGGGTTGGATATGTTGCAAAAAAGCGGTTAATTCGTCAGCGAGGCCAGCGAGTGCGACCTCCATTTCGGATTCGGTCTTGTCCATCCCGAACAGTCCTTCAACGGAGAAACCCCGGAACAGGTTGCGGTTGTCCCACACCTCGTCGTTCTCGACTTTGAAGGAACCGAACCAAGAGCCGTCGGGGGTGTCCTCGTAGCCCTTGGGTGGCATGATACCACGCTCGGAGTCGGTGATGTAACTCTCGAACATAAACACGCCATCCAGTTCGGCGTTGTGGTAAGCGTTGACGTTGTGCTGGTTGCCTTGCTTGAAGTACTTCTGCACGATTTTGCGGATGGTGGCTTTGTCAAACACGACGTAGTACTCGCCATAGGTTTCGTCCTTGCGGAAGATGGGAGTGTCTGCAAGCATGAGAGGGCCGGTAAGCACTCTCCGTTCTCCTGTTTCGGTAAACTTCTGCTTGGCTTTGCTGAAGGCTTGGAATGGCCGTTCGATGGCGGGCATATCGGTTAGGGCCACGAATTGGACCCCTTCATCCACCTCGTCTACGGTCATTCGGTATATGGGTAGTTCCATGCAGGTAAATGTGGTTAGGCTCCAAGAGTTGCAAATTCCTCCAACCTCCTGACCCTGCGAGTGCTTTGGGTGATGTCCCGTTCTACGACATAGGCTCGCATCGGTGATGAACCTTGGCCTTGGCCCATTGCAGCACCATCGGTTCCAAGCATGGTCGTTTGAGGGTTGGCAAAGATTGGAGCAGGAGCAGCCTCTCCACCGCCACCACCGCCACCAGTTGAGGCAGAGGACGGAACGGATGAAGACGTTGACCTAAATTGCGTTTTGCTAATTGCGGCAACCCTTGCCAAACCAGCAGCAATCGCTATCCCTGCCGCAATCTTGGCTCGAATCGGAGCGGTAACGTCAGGCACGGACATTTGAGATTTGAACGCCCCTTGAGCAGCAGCGTAGGTGTCAATGATGGCTTGAGCAATACCTGCTGCCTTATTGACTTGAAACGCTTTCTTTTGTGATGCCTCGGATTGGCCTGCAAAGGCGGTTGCCAGTTCGCCTAATGATTGGAAGCCAGCCCTGCTAATATCTACGTTTGACTTGGTTATTTCTTCCTGAATCTTCTTCTCATTTTCGGCTCTTTTATTAGAAATATCAAGGCCAACCTGTGCATCTCGAACCCTCCTTGCTGCCTCTGCTCGCATTCCTTTTATTTGCAAATCCTCTTGCTCGGCCTGCCTATCCAACTCCATTTCGTAGAGTTCAAGATTGAGGTCTGCAACAAACTTGATAATAGCATCGTTCTCGGACTTTAGACGCTCTAATCGCTTTTGTGTCGCTTCTTTTTGTTTGCGGTCTCTTTCCTCTTCTTTTTTGATTTGTGCGTCCGTGTGCCTCTCGTATGCGTCCCTGAAATTAGACAACGCTGCCTCTTCACGCAATAATGCCATCTCCCTCGCCTTGGCGGCAATGGCTGGGTCGGGTAGGTTCAGGAACCTGCGGACCGCTGCGGTGAGTTCGTCCCACTTGGCGATAAGTAGCCCTACGGCTGCGATGGCTGCACCGATACCCGTTGCAAGGAGGGCGATTCTAAACGCTTTCATCGCCCCGGTGCTTGTTCCAACGGCTAAAGCATAAAGTTTTTGCGCTGCTGCTGCTGCCTCCGTTGTTATTACTGATTTTTGAGTCAGTAATATGCTGATTTGTTGGACACCATTAACCAAAGCGATAGCACCCTGCACTTGAACCATTGCTTTTTGTAAATCCTCGTTTTCGTCGCCAAACAAAGCAGCAGCACCTTGTGCTATGGCAAACCCTGCTGCAAGTGCTTGAGAGGCTTCGACAACTAACGTCAATGCCCTTGTGCCACCTTTTGAGAAAGAATCAACGGACTGCTCGACACCCTCAATCGTTCTTTTGTAAGCACCAGCCTCTTTTTGTAAATTACTAAATTCTTGGGTATTCTGCTTGCCAGCAACGGCAAGTTCAATCATCCGCTTCTTCGCAGCGTTCAGTCTATCTTCGAGGGATTGAAGTGCTGGACCGCTCGCATCCGTAGCGGTTACCTTAATCGCAATTTCTTTGTTTACGTCTGCCATAGTTTTTATTTATCCTGCCATGATGGTAATCCCGACACAACTTCCAAGACCTGACCTTCGGTTCCGATGCCCAAGTTGACCCAATCGGCTCCGTCCCAATACTTGATGTCCCCTGCCGCATCGCCCGGAGTGAACCCTGCACCTGCTGGACCGGGGTCGCCCTGCGCACCTGTTGCACCCGTTTCACCCGGAGGACCTGCAACCGCTGGGAGTTCTTTGATGGTTGGAATGGGAGGTACTTCGTTCGGGTAATCCGAGTCCGTTGCAGGTACAGGGCCATCGTAGGGGAAGTAATAGATTTGCTTTGGAGCAAACTCGGTCAAGTTGAGAATCCTGCGAAGGGTTACCCTGCAAGGTTTCTGCTGACCTATCTCGTAGTCCCGAATCTCAAGCAGCCTCCAACGGACCCCTCCGTAGTAGATGGGAGTGCGGAAGTCGAGTTGGCTGATGTCCACGGCATTGAGCATAATGGACAACTCCAACTGCATCGCTTCACGGCTGACCGTTTCTTGGATGAAATTCCACCAATAGATGTTGAACAGGTTGTTGTTCGTGTATGCGTAAGGGTCGCTATTTGCGGCAACATTCACCGCATAGTACAACTGCTTGGGGATTCCAAAAGCAAGGTCGAAGTTTGCGTCGTAGGGGTTGTCAAGGTGGCTGACGAATGGAAGGCTCAACAACGACTCTGCGAGTGCTACCGAACCGCTGACCCCGTACTGGTAGGCCCACGTTGTCGGTGCTTCAATCAGATTGTACTGGGCTATGCGGTAACCGCTCTGCAAGGTCTTGATGGTTCCCGACAAAGCGGAGCCATCCAAGTCCCAAACCCTTCCAACGACCTTATCCGTCGTGAAGTTAGCAGGGATTAGAGTGCTGCAAGCGAGTTCGACGACGTTCTCGCCTTTGCCGTAGAAGTTGTCGGTCGTAAAGATTCGCCCTCCGTAGCCTTCCTTTGCCAATGGGTAGTTCGACTTATCAAGTTTGGAAAGGTAGTCCCCGGCATCCTTGTACTTGAACACGATGGTCTTGTATTGGTTCGGGTCCCCGTTCGTGATGTTCTGCTCGGCATTCTCATCCGATTTCTGCGACCAGTCAACCACACCGCTGGAATAGAAGTCCACCCAAGGCTCCACGATGAGGTTCTTCGGGTCGGACGGGTCCGGCATGAAGTAGAGGTTGAACATCTTTTGCAGGTCTTGCAGGAGGTCCGATTGCTTCACGTCAGCAGGCAGGGCCGTAGCCATGTCAATCGTCCCAATACTCGTTGGATTCTCCAAGCATTCCCAAAGGACCGTTGAACCGCTCAAGAGATTGCAGGCCGTGCTTCCAACGCCTGT